TCGGCCGTGTACATAGTGGCACAGCAACACCTATTGAGGAGGATCAGGAACATGTGTTCAGAGAAGAGCATATCAAACAATGACAAGGAGCATCTATTATAATGGATCAGGAAAACACACAAGCACAAGAGAGCACACAGGCACCAGCACAGGAGCACCTGTTAGACACCACAGCGGACGCAACCACACCAGTTGACACCGTGCCCACACGCGACGAGCAACAGGCAGGGCAAGTTGACAAGGACAGGCCCGAATGGTTGCCAGAGAAATTCAAGACCCCAGAGGACCTAGCCAAGAGTTACTCGGAACTGGAGAAGAAGGTTTCGGGCACCAAGGCACCAGAGAAGTATGACTGGTCAATGACCAAGGACTTCGGACTGGAGGAGGTCACACCAGAGTTGGACAAGGAGATCACCGCGGTGTTCAAGCAGGCCAACTTCACACAGGACCAGGTCAAGACGGCCATGGCACTGTATTCAGACCAACTGGCCAAGATGCAGTCGCAGATGCAGGCCGCACCAGTGGCCGACATACAGGCAGAATCACAGACACTCAAACAGCAGTGGGGTGATGACTACCAGACGAGGTTGGAGTCAGTGAAGAAGTACGCGGGCACACTACCAGAGCGTGTGTTGAACATGCCGCTGATAGACACAGCGGAGGGCATACAGTTCCTGGAGTCGTTGATGGAGAACAACAGGATGCCCAACCCGATATCGAACACACAGGCCGCACCCACACATGACATCAACACGGTGAGGGAGCAGATCAGAGACATGAGGGCAGACGACAAGTTCAAACTGCCTCCCGGTGATCCAGTGGGAGAGACCTTCAGACAGAAACTGTACAGCCTCTACGAACTACAGGACAGGCTACAAAAAAGAGGTAGGTAATGCGTCTAGCGGACAGCATGGATGTGCGTGACTACGTGGTCACGTTCAAGAACCTGTTGAGTGCGGACACCTGCACACAACTGATGGACTGGCTACGGGACATGCCAGAGTCTGACAACGCATGGGACGGATGGGCAGTGGCCAAGAGTGCCACAGGGCACGACAAACAGGAGATCACGGAGCACAGGACCTGTCATTTCACCATGTTAAACGCACATAGAGCACCAAATTTTGCGAATCTCGAGATGGCCTTACACCATGTGAACGAGAAGTACCCTTTCCAGCACAATTCACACTCGCACACGGGCATACAGGTGCTACGATACCAACAGGGACACAAGTTCAAAGAGCACATAGATCACTACTCGGGTGGCCCAAGGATACTGTCAATCAGCATACTGCTCAACGACGACTACGAGGGTGGCCGATTCAGTTTCTGGCAAGGCAGACACAGTGCGGAGCAGTTCTGTAAGGCAGGAGATGCACTGGTGTTCCCCAGCGGATTGAGTTTCCCGCACCAGGTCGAACCCATAACCAAAGGCACCAGGTACTCAATGGTGATATGGACACAATGAAACGCAAGGATTCAAGGCCCATCATATGGCACATCTACCACACCATACTGGCCATAGAGTTGGCACTGGTGGTGATCATACAGACCATAAGCCTGATACATCACTGGTAGAAGGTCGGTGGTGGTGATGGTGATGCTGGTAAAGGTAAAACCAAATATTCTGGTAAAAGGCTACACCTCGTAGCCAAATTGTTTTCTTAATCTGTAGTAATCATAGCCCACACCCTGGGCTTCTCGATCATACAACTTCAAAAGTGTTTCTCGGTGTTGTTTGTGCTGTCGCTCCAACGCTTTAGGGTCTTGGCCACGGGCCATGGCCACCCAAACACGGGCCCTTGCTGTGCCCACCCTGGTGCTGGTAGCCCATTCGATGTATTGTTGCGGTGTTGGCCCCTCGCGATCTATGCCCCACATACCCGTGATTAGATCACGCTGGGTCTTGTACCTCACGGACGGAACTCCATGTCCATGTCGTTATAGATCTCCCGTACATTACCGCGATTACGCTTGACCAAACTGACCAAATCCTCCTCCTTGTACGGCCACTCCAACTGCTTCAATATGGTCTTGGCCATCAATGTGATCAACTGATCTTGGCTGTGCTTGATCTCCAACTTGTATGTGAAGCGTCCCTGTACCGCTGGCAGTACATCGTTTATGTCGTTTGTAGTAGCCACGAATACGAACAACTTGCTCAACGGCTCCATGTTGCTCTTGAGCCATTTCTGTGCGTTAGGCTTCAACTGGTCGATCTCGTCTATGTAGATCACTCCCTTCCTGTGTCCCCCCAAACAACCCAACCATGTGCTGGTCGCTCGCTCCAACTCCTGTACTTGATCATCACCGTTCTGTGCCTTGCTCCTGGTCTTGATGCGTATTAGATTACCGTGTTCATCCCCCACACCCAACTCCTGGCAAAGCATATCAACGAAACTTGATTTGCCCGTGCCTGGGTCTCCATATAGCAGTATGTTCTCGATTTCACCGCTGGCCTTCATACGATCAAACACGCTCTTCTGCTTCTTGCTTGACCATATGTACTGCGATGATGTCATGGGTTTAAATTGATCTTTTATGGCCGTCATCTTGTGCTCCTTTTGTTGTTGTTTTTTCTAGATACTCAATCACTTGATTGATGGTTTCTTGTTGCTGTTGCGTTAGTGCTCGTGCGTTTATGTTAAACAGCGATAGTTTTTGTAGTAATTGTTGTCGCTGGTCCATTATGTTAAGTACTCCTCGGCCAACTGATTCATGTCAATCGCTGGCTGGGAGTGCTCCTCTCTAGTAGTTTGTTGTTGTGTTGTGCTCACTGCGTCCTCGATCTTGTTTTCAACCGCGTCGTTGCGTGTTCCGATAGACGATTCTGGTGATTCCACCGCGTCCTCCAAATGCTCCACCATGATGGTAGTGTTGGCTGTCGTTATGGTGTGATCTATGCTCTCACCAATGTAGCGTAGCAGTCGTAAGGCCTCTGGGTCATCCCCGTGCTGGGCCAATAGATCTGCCTGTCGTTTTAGGTAGATGGCCAATGCTGATCTTGTAGCGATCAACTCTATGTTGTCCTTGTGCTTCATCGTGTTCGTGCTCCTTGTTTGTGTTAGTATTTATTATACTTGATCTAAAACCCCGTGTCAATTGATTTCATATCTAAATCTCCATATGCCACGCTCCGTCTCCAACCACGGGCTGTGTTGCGGTATGTCCTCGTCCCGCTCCGTGTCAAAAGTGTCATCTATGACCTTGTAATTGTTGCTGTCCTCGATGTCATACAGGCTCATTTCAAACGCTGGGTCCAATATCAATTCGTCATACACTCTGTAGTAAAAATCATCTATGACCCCGTACCGCTCGTCTTCAACGCTGGGGTCATCCCAACTTAATTCGTGTAAATCACGGTATCGCTCCAACTCCTTGCGGTAGATCGTGATCACCTGGGTGTTTCCCCCCGTGCGTATCAATTCCATTAGTATGTGTTGATCCCATTCCCGTTGTTGTTGCTCCCGTTCCCGCTGGTGTTGTTCCCAATCAATCCGCTGTTGCTGTGTCCGTGTCATCGCTGTGCTCCTTGTGTTTGTTTTACCGCTTCGTAGTCCCGCTCACTGATGTGATCCTCCCATCCCCGCTCCACCGCTTGCCGCTGGTCCGCGTCGCTGGGGTCATACTTGACCGTCGCTTGTAGCAACTCCACCCCTTCGTCCTTTTCACCGTTTTCGTAAGAGTCATAACATTCTGCCTCTAGGCTGGCCAACTCCCGTGCCTCTGGTCCCCAGCACTCGTATTCATTGTAGTAATTTTCATCTAACTCCCGTTCCAACTCCTCGGCCCAATCTTCATCAACCACCGCGTAATAGGTGTTGCGATATGTTTTAGAGTATTCGTGCGAGTATTCAATCAAACGCTTGCCTGGGGGTAAAGCACCCAAACTGGCTATGGTCTTGCCTTTGTTATTATCACTCATTGATGTACTCCTCTACGGTCCTAACAGCAGTTAGATTCCATTGTTGATCAAACCATTCATCGTAGTCTAGATGGGTCTTGCCTTGTGCGTATTCCGTGATGTAGCCCCACTTGATGCTGGGTTCCGCTTTCACATCTTCATATGTTGTTGTAGTCATTTTTCGTTGCTCCTTGTTATAGTAGTATTTATTATAGCACGATCAAAACCCCGTGTCAATTGATTTCAAACCATTCAAATCTCAACTTGATGGCCTCACCCGTTTGTGTGCTAAACACTGGTGCCGCGTTGGCCCCGTCTAGGTAAGCATATTCAAAAGCGTCGTGCCATTGATCCCAATCATCTATATCATCATAACCGTGTTGCCGTAATTGATGGACGTAATCATCCTTAAGATTGTAATATGCTGTTTCCATTGTTTCTTGATCACCCTCACCATCCCTGTTCCATTCTTGCTGGTACAGATCGTAGTAGTACCTGTCCAATGTGATCGTAATCACCCTAGCCCGTAAGCAGTCAATCACGTGTTGTTTCTGTTGTAATGTTGCCATTGTGTGCTCCTTGTTGCGTAGATTATAACACGCTTGATGCGGTGTGTCAATCTGGCCGTGTGATTTAGATTACCAAAGTGATCTTGTCCAAACTGACCTGATCAACCAAACTGACCAAACAACCCAAACCTGCCATAACTGCCATACGGACGGTCTCCGTCTATAATCGTGTAGCCGCGGTGGTTGATTGACTGCCAAACCGCTTAACAACCTTTACCAACCTGGCCTATCCTGGTCCAATGTGGGTACGCTGGCCGCAGTCTGGCCCAATCTGGCTCACCATCTGGACCGTGATCAACCATCTGGTAATGGTAAAACACGGTTGGCCTGGTGGTCTGACCGTGCTGACGCTGGGGGGTGATTGTGTAAGAATCTGGCTCACGGTTGCTACGGTGGTTGGTAATGGCTGGGCCAAAAAAATGC